TAAATTAGCAGCAACTGACCTATTGGCAATGAGAAAAGCTATGGGTAAATATGGTGTAAACCCATCAGAAGTTGTTTATCTATTATCACAAAGAAGTTACTTTGAATTACTAGAAGATGCAGAGTTCCAAGATGCTAACCTAGTTGGCGATATGGCAACTAAGCTATCAGGTGAAATTGGTCAAGTCTTTGGATCAAGAGTATTACTAGTAGACGAATTTGCTACTCCAGCAGTAAGCAAAGTCCACGCAGTTTCTTTATATGCTAGAAACTATGTAATGCCAAGACTAAGAGGCGTAACAATTGAATCAGACTATGATGTCGAGAATCAAAGAAGAGTTCTTGTGGCTTCACAAAGACTCGGATTTACCGATATGATTGATGGTGCAACATCTGTTCACATCAGAACTTATAAAGCTAGCTAATAGCTAAAAGTAAGGCTTGAGGGGAGCCTATCCCCTCACTTTTTAGGAAATATTATGGCAAATTTAGTAACATTAAGAGAATACAAAGACTTCGCAGGAATTACAGGAGTAAATCAAGATGCGAGGCTAAATGTTATTATCCCTTCCGTAAGCCAAGCAGTAAAAACATACTGTGGAACGAGTTTTGTTGACCACTTTAGTTCAGCAAAAACAGAGTTTTTTGATATTACAGATAATTTGACTACTAAGATAATTGTCGATGAGAGTCCAATTGTGAATGTAACATCAGTACAAGAAAGAGAATCTCAAGCAGATTCTTATGTAACTTTAATAAGTGAAGATTCTGACAGTAGTGGAAAGTATGACTATATAGTTGATATGGAAAGAGATACAATTATTAGAACTACGTCTACAGGAGACAAATCGTTTCCAAAAGGCAGAAAAGCAGTAAAGGTAGTGTATACCTCTGGTTATGCTTCTACTCCGTCAGACTTAAAATTAGCATGTTTTGATTTGGTAAAATATTACCTTAAAGATGAAAGAAAAGAAAGACTAAGTATAGCAGGTGCTCAGATACAGAATCAAGTGTCTACTAGCTTACGAGATAATATAGACTTTCCAGACCACATCAAGAGAATACTTGATTTCTATAAAGTTTATAAATAATGCCTACGAATACATCTTTTCGTTATAAGACTATTGCAAAAGCAAGTAGAGGAAAACTTCTTGATAAGATTATAACAGAGCAGTCTAAGAAATTATTTCAAAGCACTGATATGATTCGTAATACGTTAAATACTGAGGGCACAGTGCAGGTTACTAAGCAAAATGAGTTTTTTGCAAAATTAAGAACATCATATGCCAAACTAGATCAAGCTCAAATAGATAATATTATAGAGTATGCTTCAGTAGAAACTTATGGTGAACTAAGCGCAGCTTTAAAGAAACTAAAGTCAGCATTAGACGATGCGAATATGGTAGCTTTAAGAAATAAAAAAGGCGATATTCAATGGGAACACGACCATGTTACTCAAGAGCCTATTAATGTAGCTATCACTGTAACAATTATAGCACTTGTAGACTGTATAAAAGATATGGAAAGTGGCAGTAAATTTACAGATACAGGGATTGGTGCTAATACTGGTCTACCTTCTATACAAATAGCAGGTCTTAAAAACATAGTTAATGAGCTACGAGTACTTAGAAAGATGGGAGACTTATTAGAAAATAATCCATCTCTTACTCCTGCTCAAATGAGACAGATAATTGAGAATGATGGTTTTGTAGATATTAGTACTTTAAAACAAAAAGATTTAGGATTTAAAGATGGAACTGCAGCAGTAATTAGTACGACACTTACTAGTAAGCATAAAATTAAGTCTGACAAGCAAAAACAAGTAGGTGGTGCAAAATTTGCTTTACTTAATGCACAAGCAGATGTACAAGATCAAGTAGATAGAATTACTGGATCAAAAAGTTTACAGAAAGCAAGACAAGAAAATATATCAAAGTTAGTTAGAGGAAAGAGACCTAAAAACGCAAAAGTTAAATCAAAGTCTCGAGTAACTAAAAAAGGAACAAAAAGTAATATTCCAGCTAGATTAGGAAAACATTTGGTAAGAGAAACTTCTGCAGATATAGCAAGAGCAGTAGCAATACTAGATGCTAAGATAGGGGCAGCTAAGAAAAAAAGAAAGACTGGAAGAGAAGCTGGAGACAAACAAAGAGACCTTAATCTGCTTAGAACAAAGATTAACACAAGATTAGGAGCAGCTGTAAGAAGAAATATGGGTAGACCTGCATTGAATAATCAAACAGGAAGATTTTCAAATAGTGTAGTACTACTTAATTTATACCAAAGAGGAGAAACTCAAGTAGCAGGGGATTATACATATTTACTAAGTCCTTATGAAACATTTGAGAATACTGGACAAAGACAGTGGCCTACAGGATATAATCCTAATCCTCTTATAAAAACAAGTATAAGAGAAACAGCTGAAGCAGTAGCAGAAGAAAGGTTCACATTTTATTTAAGGAGAGTGTAATGCCACAGTATATGACAGCAAGAAAAAAGATTGCAGTTGCACTTTCTAAAAAACTAAAGGATATAGACGGTAGTCACCCTTTTAAAACAAATGTTTTTGATAATGTAGAAAGTAAACTTAGCTTTCTAGACGAAATAGAACAATACCCAAAGGTATGTGTAGTATCAGGAGATGAAACTAGACAATATTTACCTGACGGATTTAAATGGAGATTTTTAATAGTTTCCGTTAGAGCATACATTCACGATGAAGATGATGCTCAAGAAACATTGGCACTTTTAATCGAAGATATCGAAAGAGTAATAGATGAAAGTGACACATTAGTGTATGATGACGCGGTCTCACCTAATTTGCAAACAACATCAATGACGATACAAAGTATCACAACTGATGAAGGCGCTATAGCCCCCTTGGGCATAGGAGAGATTCTCGTTGAAGTACGATATTAGGAAACGATAACGCTCATTAATGTGATGCGGAATCCTTTCCAAAGAAAAAATAGGAGAAAGCAATGGCTTTAAATCTATCGAGAAATACCAAAGTATTTGTCAGTTCAGTAAATGGAGTAAGCACAGATGGCAACGCAGCAAGAGGCGCAATAGTTGATTTAAATATTACTGGCGGTTCTGGTTTTGCAGTAAATGAAGTGTTAACTTTAACTGGAGGAACAGGTACTGGAGCAAAAGTTATAGTAAAAGCAGTAAGTGGCTCAGGAGCAATTACTGAAATTTACATACCTAATAACTTTAGAGGTAGTGGGTATACAAATACAAACGCTCTAACAGTTGCTTCAGGTTCAGCTGGAGGTTCTAGTGCTGGTTTTACCGTTAATGGAGTAACTCAAACAACTGCAGACGGTACAAGAACTGGTTTAGGTCTTTTTAAAGGTAACGAAAAAGACGCAAATACTTTTAAAATAGGTGTATTAGATGGTTATAGTTTCTCACAAGCTAGTGAAAGTACTGATGTAACAATATCAGAAGCTGGAGCAGCACCAAATAGAGGATCAAAAAGATTTAATGATGCTCTAGCACCTGCAGAGTGGTCTTTCCAAACTTATGCAAGACCATTTGAGCATGGCGCCGCAAGCTTTAGAGCTAGTGGTACTCATGACTTTGCGGAGAATATTCTTTGGGCAGCTTTAGCAGGACAAACCATTCCTGCAAGGGAAGGGCCTTCTGATGGTTCAGGGAACACAACAAACTCTGGTATTAACTTTAATGCTAATGATGTTGAAGTAGACTTCCTTGCATCAGATGCTCACGAACTTTTGAAACTACAAATTTTCTTTGCACTTGAAAATACAACTTACAGACTAAATGAGTGTCAGGTAAACCAATTAGAGATTGATTTCTCAATTGATGGTATCGCAACACTTAGTTGGTCAGGAAATGCAACATCTATTGATCAGGTTACAGCAGCTATAGAAGATCCTTCTAAAGCTTTAGTAGTACCAGCAACTGGAAATAACTCTTCTAGTACTGATGCAACATTTATTGAAAAATACAGCTATGTTGATGTAACAGACTCAAAAGATGCAGACTATTTAAGAAACAAGTTATCCACTCTTACCTTAGAGTGTGAAGAACAAGGCGGTGGAAAAGACTCTGGTGGTTTAGACGAACATAAAGCATCAGGAAGTGATGCTTATGATATAGCTATCACTGGTGGTACTATAACAATCGCTAACAATGTTACTTACTTGACTCCAGAAACACTTGGTGTTGTTGACCAATCAATTGGTTCATTTACTGGAACAAGACAAATTAGTGGTAGTTTAACTTGTTACCTTGATACAAAACCTAACGGTTCTAATACTCTTTTAACAGAGCTACAAGGAGCAACTAAGTTAGTTACTACGGCATTTGATATGAGCTTATTTATGGGTGGAAACTCTGACGCTTTTGGCAGCAGAACAACTCCTGTAATAGAATTTGATATTCCAAAGGCTCACTTACAAATTCCAACTATTGAAACAGCAGACGTCATTTCAACTACAATTGAATTCGCTGCTATAGGGTCAAACCTAGAAACAGGTGATGAGATGACAGTAAAAGGTCATGGTGTAACAGTTCATTCAGAAACTGGCTATGCGAAGACCGGCTCAGCAGCTGTATAACAATGTCGGGGTATAACTTTCTTCGAGAAAGCGAACTCCACATAGTACATGGGGGTAATCGATACAATGTAAAGATTACCCCTGCTTTATCGTTTACTCAAACATTTGCGGAAGATGCGTACCAAGTTAAGACTTTACACGATCAGACTAAAATGTTTCAGGGAACAAAGATAACTAAAGCAAATCCTGCCAACTTTAGTTTTGAGACTCATCTTACAACTGAGAAAGACGAGTCAATCGTGTTAGATCTTTTAACAGACTATGATACATCATCAGGAGAACAATTATTAAAGTCTTTTGATATGTTTATAGTAACTGGTGGTAGTACCTTTAAATTAGAAGGGTGCGTTATTACAACAGGAGATATATCATTTGAGAAAGCTAGACCACTTACTTTATCAGTTAGTGGACAAGCACAAAAACTAAGTAGGGTAGGAGATGAAAGCTTTTCACTTCCAGGTACTTTGCAATCTGCAAGTGCCACAAGAACCCCCACAAAACCGTTGCTTGATGTAACAGTTGGAGGAAATACAATACCACATTTATTTTCTACTACTTTAAGTGTACAAAATAATATTCAGTGGACTCCATATGAAACATTACAAGCTGGTCTCAATGTAAATAATACTGTAAATAATGCAATGTATCCCTCTAATTATAGTTTAGATAATAGAGTATTAAGTGGCAATATTACACAATTCTCTGCTGATGCAAATCTACAGGGTGGCCCAAGAGCAGCTAATTTTAATACTTTTAATGAAAGTACAACAGTTAGAATTAAAACTATTGTTAATGGCTCTGACTTCTTTGACGCAAATATAACTGGTGTTATGTTTACAAAGCGACAAGATGTTGGAGAAGTTTACTCACAAACTCTAGACTTTAGAATGGCAACTAGCCCATCAGATTTAGGAACAATAATAACTTATTAGAGGAAATTAAATTATGGAATTAAAATCATTACTAGTTGATAGTAAAACTACTTGGGCGGAATTCCCAGGTCTTGATGGATTTGAGGTAGAACTTGCAAACTTATCAAGAAAAGAATTAGTAAACTTAAGAAAAAACTGTACTGAAAGCAAGTTTAACAGAAAAACAAGAATGTTTGAAGAAAGTTTAAATGATGAGAAGTTTGTAAAAGACTTCACAGAGGCAACTGTAAAAGGTTGGAAAGGTTTAAAACTTAAATATTTAGAAGATTTAATCCTTGTTGATTTATCTGGGCAAGACCCTGAATCAGTAATGGATTATTCTGATGAAAATGCACAGGTATTAGTTGAAAATTCTACAGAATTTGATAACTGGCTCAACGAGGTAGTCTTTGACTTAGACAACTTTCGTACAAAAGAACCAGCAAAAACTGTTAAAAAAGCTAAACCTGTTTCTGGACAATAAAGATATTGGCATGTCCAAGGATCAATACCTTGAGATGTGCGCACAGATGGGAGAAGACCCAGACTGGGAAAAGTGTCCTCCAGATTGGACAGACTTTCCAGATATAATTATAGATAGTATGAATATCTTTAATTCATTGGGGTCTCGCATCTATCCAGAGATTGGTTACGTTGGAAAAGACTTTACTAATTTTGACTTTTTACTAAAATTATACAATATAAAAGATCATCATATAGATTTTGTTTATGAAATTATAATGATGATGGAGAGCAGAACAATAGACGCATCTCAAAGAAAGCTAAAAGCAGAGTACGATAAGCTTAAAAGAAAATAAATGGCACAAAAAGAGCAAACAACAATTATTATTAAGGCAATCCAACAGGGATTCGACAAAGTTGCACTTCAACTGAAGAAACAGAAGAAGGCGCAAGACGATGTCGCTGTTAGTGCCAGAAATACAGGTAGAGCAATCGATGCGACTGGGCGTGAAATTAAAGGCGTTGCAGGCATTTCTTCTAGTGCAACCAAAAACTTTTCTAAAATGCAACAAAACCTCGGAGGTGGCGATGGAGCTGGAGGTCTTGTTCGTGCTTATGCTTTGCTTGCAGCTAACGTCTTTGCTGTTACAGCAGCATTTGGTGTTCTATCTCGTTCCGCTCAAATTGATAAATTAACCGAATCTATGGAAATCCTCTCCGTAAAAGGAGGTCAGGATATTGAAAATTTATCAAGAAAACTTGTTGAAGCTTCAGGTAATGCAGTAGCATTAGACCAAGCTTTTAGGCAAGTCTCTCTAGCTTCTAGTGCCGGACTAG